CTGGGATAACCCAAATAGTTTTCTTAACAATATCATCGTGTAACATACCAATAGTAAATGTTTGGCGTGTTGATTGACCGAATGATCCTATGATGGATCGTGTCAAGTATACACCATCTGAGTTTAGTGTGTCAACCTCTATAGAATGAGATCGGTACTGTAGCCCAACTTTCTTTACTGATAACTTGTTTTCTTTGCAATATGTTTTTAGTTCAAACCAATCTGAATAATCTGTTAGATATATCTCTAAATCATTAGATAAGATTGCTCTTATCCAAGTCTTATACTTATCTTTTTTATACTCTTCAAGCCAATCTTTATATGATATTATGAAGTTTTTCATCTGATCTTGGTCACGCAGTCGTGTTTTACTGGGGTAGTCTTTTTATTCTCATCTATCATTGTAGATGCATTTTCAGTCATTATGGTAGCACCGCTCTGACGGGCAAATTGCTGATCAATCAAAGTTCTTGGTGCTTCGACTTTACTCTTTTTTATATATTTTTCTATAGCACCAGCTGCTCTATCTAAATCTGTTGCTATTTGTTCTATTGATTGTCCAGATTTAAATTTTTCCTCAACATAAAAAGCTTCTGCTTTACCAAGCGGTCCTGTCTTAGCCATTAATGAAACTCCTTTGCGCTCTTGTCATATATAATGAGTTTTTGGTTTTTAAGTACGATGTATAATAACTGTGAGTTTGCTTACTAACGGGCTTGTATTCTAATCTTAGATTTGATTCTCTATGACTATCAGCACCATAAGGATCATATGGTTGATTATTAAAAGTAAGAATAGCATATTTCATCTGAATTCTTCCTTCTCCCATATCTGTTGTAATAGTTTTAGCAAAAATTCTTTCTGACTCATCTGCAATTGGTAAACCCAACTTATTCAATGATACTTCATGAATTTCTTTTTTATCAATATTTTCAACACTATCTGATGAATTTATAAACTTCATTTTTCACCTGTCATTATGTATTTAGTTCTTTGAGTCTCAGTCATTTTATTTATCTCTTTTTTAGATGCGGACCCAAAAGTAGAAAGTGGAGAAGATTCCTGTGTATTCTTTTTAGAATTTGCTTCTATTTCAGATCTTTCATAGTGTCCTTTTTTGGACCAATTTTTGTCTGCCAAACTACCTATTGTTTTAGGATCAGACATAAAAGAAGCTATGCCACCATATATTACCCTTCTCAGACCATCTTTTCCACAACTTGGGCATTGTGTAAAAGCTTCATCTTTAATAGATTGGTAAACGTCATTCATTTCATGCGAACATTCGTCGCAGATATAATCATATAGCATATTATTCCTTATCTATTGAATTAGCCCACATCTTCATTTTTGATACCATATCCTCATGCATAGTTGCATGTAAAATTATCCCATCATTTTCACTGTTTTCATTATACCTCTTATCATGTAAATGTACATTATAGATAAAAGGTAACTGACATGTTTTTTCGAACAAGTCTTTTTTTTCTTTAGTAATTGGATTTCTGAACATTACATCTATAAGAGATCCTTGTTCCCACCATAGTGGATCTATAGAATTTTTGTTATTCCATATATCATTTAATAGCGATATACATTCCTGTTTTAAAACCCAAGCCCCACAATTTGGAACATTAAAATTAATGCCCGGAATTTGATGAAAAACCAAGCCTTGGATGTAAGATGATTCAAAAAAACCATCAAAAATATCTTTAGAAGTTTTGTTTATAATAATATCTGAGTCTAACCATAAAACCAAATCATATTTTTCTATTTCTAATAAATATTTTAGTATTGGAATTTTTAACCAAGACGGTGGCCTTTCATGATCCCAATCAAATAAGTTACATATAGCTTTTACTTTTTCATGTGATGGCATGAACAAATCATAATTATGCTTTGTGGCATATTTATAAAATGATGGTAGAGCTATTTGCAACAAATTTGAATGCTTGTCCCCTAGTGCAAAACTAACAATTGCTTTTTTCATGACTTCCTTATATTTAACTAAGATTCAAGTGCAAATAAAACCGCACCTAATATACCATTTCTCTGTATATCTTGATAATCTAATCCACAAACTCCAACACCATTTATGCCAGATAATTTAGTTATACATTCTATTAATCCATTACCGTGATATAAGTCAGTTTGCTTAGTATCGCCATTGATCATAACTTTAGACTTTTCGCCCATTCTTGTAATAAACATTTTTATCTGTTCTAATGTACAATTTTGTGCTTCATCTAGAATCATGTAAGCATTATGGAATGTAGAACCTCTCATGGTTTCTAATGGTTCAAATCTAATTCTTCTAGTATTATAATAAAGACCAAATTTATCTCTACCAAGAAAGTACTTTAGATTTTCTTCCATTGGTTGTAGGTATGGTTTTATTTTCTCATTAAGTTCTCCCGGTAAAGAGCCAATGTCTTTTCCGGTACAAACTAACGGTCGTGTTACTATTATAGAATCTATTTTATCCTTTAACAAGTGGTCCGCAGCTATTCCAGCAGCGATAAATGACTTACCAGTACCAGAAGGTCCGGTGCAGAATATAATATCATTCTCTACAATAGATCTGATATATTCTTTTTGATTGTCAGTTTTAGCAACTAGAACATTGTCTTTTGGTTGATTCTTGTTTTTCTTATTTTTTCTCGGATTGTTGGCCGCTGCTGACATTGATTTCTCCATTGTTACATGGGGGGTTGTTTTCATACCACCATTTTATAGACTTTATCATGTCCTCAAACGACTTTAATCCCAATGATTGTTTGAAGGAATTTATTCCAAATATACACCATATTACATTCCCCTTCACATAACCATCTGTCGGTTCGATTCTATCCAAAGATGGACCATCCCACGATTGAAATCCATCCTGCTTCATAGAATTTTTCATAGGTATGTTTGAATAAAAACAGTGTCCATTTTGTTTTTTCCATAGATCAATAAGATATTCTATATCTAAATCAAATTTAATACCATTTTTTTCTGCTCTAGATGTTATCGTAGAATTCAAAATCTCCATTTTCAATAGCAAATTTAAATCTACGAGATCTAGATCGATTACATCTAATAACTGATTTTTCTTTGTTATAGCATTCTCGACATTCTTTTGAAACGCCTCCAGAAAGCTTACGACTTTTGTTAAAAAGGCTTAAATCTTTCCATTGTTTGCATTTATAACATCTTTTTGAATTTTCTACAACAGTAGGGCATTTATGTTTTGCATAAGCATTTCTACACTCTCTATGTATATTTGAGTAACAATTATCACAAGTCACTACTATTTTTGAATGAGAACCTTTGTGCAAATCTGAAACTTTGTAACCAAAAGTTGCTAATGTCAATTCTTCATTAGGTGTAACGTCTGATAGCATAATATTTCTCCATGCGGTTTGAAAAATCATACTATTTTATACACCAAAAAGGTCATAAAGCCTTTAGTTTCCAGAACTTCCAAAGCCATTGTCTCCTCGTTGCGAGGAACCTAACGTTTCATGGACCTCCATACTTACGCGAGGAACCTCTTGGAATATAATCTGAGCGATTCTATCCCCGGTATTTATACCTACAACTTCGTCAGAAGTGTTGTATAAGCATACCATTATTTCTCCTCTATACCCGCTGTCCACTACTCCTGCTAAAACATCAATACCTTGTTTAACTGATAAGCCCGATCTGGGCCAAATTAAACCGGCAAAGTGTTCTGGCATTTGTATTGCTATCCCCGTTCTGACAGTCTTACGTTGTTTTGGTGGTATGACGGTATCAAGTACTGAGTATAAGTCAAATCCTGCGTCATTTATGTTAGCCCTTGTTGGAACCTTGGCATTGTTGTCAAGCAATTGAACAGAAATCATAGATCGAATCCTCCTAAGTCAACGTCCTCTAAATCATTCTTACTAGCACCAATCTTATATGAAGTAATTTCATGTTCTTGCGGTGCAACTTGTACTGATTCGCTATTCATCCAAGGGTCAGTCCATCCAGATATTGGGTTTCTACAACCCTTATCGTATGGCAGTCCTATGTTCTTTCTTCTGGTCATACATAGCCAATCAATGTATTCAGCCATTACCTTTTCATTTAAGCCAATGATTGATCCATCTTTAAATAGATATTCTGCCCATGCTTTTTCCTCATTTGCTGCGGATTCAAACATTGCTACGGCTTCTTCTTGGCATTCTTCTGCTATCTTTACAAATCCCTCTTCTGGAACATTATGAAGAATCTTAATAATTTCCTGAGTATTATAAAGATGTAATGCCTCATCGCGTTTTATTAGTTTAATAATGTCTGCATTACCGATCATTTTCTTATTTTCTGCAAACGCGAATGCAGAAATAAATGAGACATAAAATCTAACTGCTTCAAGTATGTTAACGCTAATGAGAGTTAGGTAAATCTGCTTTTTTATATCTTTAACTTTGCCGGAATGACCTACTTCTCGTAAAGCGTTATATTCTTTTATTGCTACATTAGCTCGTTTGAGAATTTCTTTGTCTGTTAAACAGCTATCTAATATTTCACTAGGATTATTATATACGTTCTTAATAATATATGTATAGCTGTAACTATGAATTTGTTCGAAAAATTGCCAAACATTCATACAAGCTTCTAATTCTGGATTAGAAACATATTGATTAAAACTTGGTACTCCCCGGCAAATAACTGAGTCAAGCATAGTCTGATATTTAAGATTAGATGTAAAAATAAATCTTTCATTCTCACTCATAATATCATCATTTTTGAAGTCATTACGATCTTTCTTCAGTTCTATTTCTTCTGGACGCCAAAAGAATTCAATTTGTTTCTTATACAAATCAAAAAATACTGGATATTTAAATTTATCATATCTCTGTAATGATAAGTTTTCGCCTAAAAATAATGGTTGCTTCAAGTAGTCAACGTTTTTAGTATTTAATATTGTTTTCATGTTCCAATCTTCTTTCTATAGCTTTATTTATATCATCAAAAAAGCCTAACTCTTTGCGTTTACCATTAATTTGTATTCTTACTTGCCACTTTTTTCTTATTTTATTCCAAGAAATACCTCTATACCCACTAGTTGAATCTTTTCTAACATGTGAATTACTTTGATTAATTTCTTGTGTGACATCTCGTAAATTATTAATACAATTATTCTGTTTATTTCTATCAATGTGATCTATTTGATTTTTAGGCCATTCATTATAATACAAATACCATGCCAATCTGTGTGCTTTATATCTTTTATATCCTACTGATATTACTATATACCCCTTATTATCAATAGTACCTGCGATATCTCCCGCCTTTGTATATCCCAAATTAGGATTTATTTTCCAGAATATATTTCCAGTGTTGGGGTCATA